CCACATACAGAACAAGTCCAACGGTCTGGATTATTGCTCGCCGACATCTAATACTCCTTTTATTGTATTATCAAAAAATCACGCCTCTTTTTCTTCCTCTACAGGTTTTTCTTTCGGATTCTTTTGCATAAGAGGATTGGCGGGATTGGGGAGTTCCTCGCTCCCTGCCGTTTCTTCTTCTATATCTTCAACAGCTTCTTCCAGCATAGCCCTCGCTTCGTCCTGTGTAAATCCAAGTACCAATGTCAAATAACTCATTCTTCCTACTAATTGACTTACTCCGCCACTTATATAACCAGCCATAGCATTCGTTTTTGCTACCGCAATTTGTGATTTATCCGTCGCAGTAAGTGAATCCAGTTTTGGCCACTCCACAAAATACTCTTCCACCTCCGGTAACACACCCATCGCAATCAGTCTATCAAAAAACGGTCTTATTATTCTTGATGTCACATACGAGCTTTGCCTCTTACTTACCCGCCCATTCCAAGTATCCCTATCTTGTCCACTTGCAAGCTGAGCCGCTTCACTGCCTTGGAATATGCGGTATGGTATGCCCAATGTGATGCAGATGTACTTAATCTGCTGTTCTAAGTGACTGGAAGGGTCTGCCACAGTAGGACTCAGCTGTTTCACTGTTATTCCGGTATTAGCGAAATACCTCGATAAACCATTCACATACTTCTCCATCTCATCCTTTATACTTTCGGTATCTAAATTAGCTGCTTCAACATCCGGACTTGTTTCGAAGGACATACCAGGATAACCACCCCTCCAAAACATCTCAGCACTTCCTCCTAATATCTTTCGAATATCTAATAGTCGGTTATATACTCGTTTCATTCTCGGCGTACCCAATACCTCGTTACTCAATGTACCGTCCGCAACGTGCAGCACTCTTGTCCAGTGTACATCTAAAGTAGTTAGAACAGAGGAACTGTTTATTGCTTCTTTGAATTGGATGGTGTACATAGTAGGTAATCCGTATCGTGGACTCTTCGTATCCCTCTCCGAGGTCTTTATTGTTACACAGGATTCATCAAAAGGTTTCAGATATAACAATTTTCTTTCACTATCCCCTGTCCCCTTTCCAGTATTCAAATCAATACCTTCTACAGGTTCATTCAAAGCCAATCCGTCGTCTATACCTATAAGTAGCACTCCGAATTGTCCTATGCCACTCTGCACATCTATTTTTTGGAGGTATGTGAACAGTTCTTTTTCATTATTCAGTTCTTCCACCTTCTGTTCAAATTCCGTTTTCTCATCTGCATCCTCTACTTCATATACTTCCGGAGGAGTTTGCCAGCATTCTTCCGGATATACTTCAACCACCCTTGTGCCTACTCCTTCTCTGTCATACATCTTCTTATATTCGTTTATTGTAATGACGGCCGGATAATTGCATTCAAAATCAATATCCTTCTCCCCATTCAATATCTTTTGCAGTAGCTCCCTTCTTATCAAACTGTTATTCCGAACTATATTGATGAAGTCGGGAGGAATGGAATTCATTATTGGCTTCTCACTTTTTAATTTCTTAGACATTATTTATTTCCTTTCTTAGTAACTACTGGTAGAAAACATACTACCTACCCTTGTTCCTTTATTTAATAAAGCAAATGCCCCACTGGAGGCATCTACCTGGTCTTTATATGTACTGAATGGAAAGTATTGTAATTCATTTATATAGTCTCTATTCCACTCTGCCTTCTTCATAAATACGTTTCCATTATTTACCTGCACGCTGAATGGGTCTGCCCTTTGTACCTTATCGCCCGTCGGCCTATCCACCCTCACTCTAAAGCCTGCCAAATTGCGAACTGTATTTTGAGCCGACTCTTTTCCTCCACTTCCCGGTTCCTGTTCCTGTCCTATCTCAACCAAAGTACCATCTTGTATGGCAATGCTCCTTTTGATATTTTCTCTCGAAGCCGAATCCCACTGTCCTCTTACCACATCCAGTACCCACCATCGTTTTTGAGTATCCTTACCCATCAGCACTCCTGCCGTATAACATCCTCCTCCTTTCGTTCCTGCATTATCCCAGTATCTTAATCGCTTAATAAATCTAACATTATCCACTCCACTAACCGTTATCTTTTCCCACTGAAACATTCCTCCACCTAACGGTACTGGATGCTGTAGGAACTGCCCTGCATAGCTAAATTGTCCTTTTAGCTTATTTGATTCTAATACTTCCCGAGAAAGACGGACAGGGTCAAACAACCCGTCTTTATAGTATTTTCGGAGAGTGACCGGTTTCACCTTATCCGTCAGTTCTGCGGGAAGACATATATGCTTGATATTACCTTTGTCTGTCGTGTTTATCATATTTGCGGTTGGGTCGTTTTGATGGAGTCTCTGCATTATAAGAATAGTCGGTACAATCGACTTTTCTACTTTCCTCGTCGGTAGTGTTTCATTCATCCATCTATTTACATTAGCTAATTCTGTTTCACTCACCACTTCATTTGGATTGATAGGGTCATCTATTATAATAAAATGTCCGTGCATACCAGTAACACTACCTCCTACACCACAAGCGTATCTTTCGCCTTTCTTCGTATTCGCGAAATGTACCTTACCTCCTAAATCTATCCTTAATTTTATTTCCGGAAAGACTGCCATATACTTATCCGAAATAATGATGTCTCTATTTTTCCTTGATAAGTCCACGGCAAGAGGAGAGGCATAACTTCCTCCTATGAATCTGGCACTCGGCATCCTTGTCCAAACCCATGCTGGAAACATGACTGAACAGATGGTTGACTTGGTACTGCCCGGAGATATATTGATTATGAGGTCGTACGCGGATTTCACTCCTATAAATACCCTCTCCGCAATCATCTGCAATTCATCACATATATATTTAATATGCCAATTCCATACCGGTTGTTCAGATATAATAGTATCCCAAAACTCTTTCACAAACTCATAAAAGCTCTCTCTGCATATACTCGCTACTAAATCTCTTTCACTAAATGCTACTGGTTTCACTTGTTACCTCCTTACTCCCCTGTAACAACGGCATAGATGCTATTTCCGTATTAGGTATTTTCTTTCTCAGCGACTCCAGTATCATTTTTCTTATACTTAATGGTAAATTCAAGTCTTTCATACTTACTACGTGATTCACAGTAGTATTCACATTCATATCTATCTTAAGTTTATCTTGATACCCTCTATCCGCATTCAACGTCTTGTTCACAAATATAGTCGCAGAGCTGTCACCACTTGTCACTAACCTGGTTAAGCAGTCCTCAAAATAATTCTTTTTGTGCCATTGAATCTCATCGACAAGAGCTGTAAAATTCGGGTCGGATTTACGCCATACATCGAATGTACCGCGGTTTAGGTTGACCTTCCTTAAAGCGTCAGATATAGAAAAATTGCTTGTCACCCAGGCGTGAATAAATAAATGCTGCCTTACAGTTCTCCCCTTGTCCGCCAACAAAGCTTCAATCTGTTCTACTCCACTGTCCGCCTTGTCTAAAGCATCTAATTTGTCCCAGGTTTCTTTTAGTTTAAGAGGCAGGCGAGTATAAACATAATCTTTGAAACTAAATGATGCTTCTCCCTTGCCTCTGAAAATTCTTCTGCCTCTTTTTACTGCATATTGAAACGCTGGTCTCTTATGCAGCCACTTATGATAGGTTGGAAGTGATATTGGTATTGCTCTTGCCATTTGACGTTCAGATAAACCGGCTCGTGCTAACTCATATGCCTTAATTATGTACTCGTCTTTCCAAATACTCTTTGCCATTTTTTCTTTCAACCTTATGTATTTATTTTGTGCCTAATGTTTTTCTTCTGTACAATTATAAAAAACGGTGGCTAAAATACCAAATTCTCCTCCCCCAAAATATATATACCTTATACCTACGGTAGATATGTGGTATGTACTTAAAAACAAGGTTTTTAGGCTAAAAACAAAGATATTATTACACAAAAAAAAATTTTAAAAAACCCGGATATTTACTTGCAATCTAATATATGCAATATATACTATTATATAGGTAGTTCCTTTAAAACTAAATAATATGCAGGGCAGACAAAAAGACAATGTCCTGAAGGTGCCGGAGATTTCCGTAGCATAAAAAAACAAATCCGAAGGAAAAATAGGACAGATTTTTTTATACGATGGTGGCGGCAAAGCGAGTAGCGACGGTAGCGAAAACAAATCCTTATATTTTTATCAAACGGGCAACATCAAAATAAAATTTCTTACGATTTTTTTCATGTAGCGGTCTTTGTTAAAAGTATATGCAAAAAATGAATCCT